TGGGTGTCCCTTGAAGACAATTTGAGGAATATCATCTCTTGTGTTTGCCATGTGACATAACTGAGTCACAAAGTGTTCTACACTAAAATCAGAGTGGTACTTGATTGTTTCGTCGTGCGGTAACTGTAAAGGAACAACAATGTAATTATCTTTTTCGATCAAATGCCATGGAGTTTTATCTGATTGAAGATGACCAAACTTGCCCTCTCCCAACTTTTCTTTCATCATATAATATGCATCATCACTGTAATCTTCTTCTGGATCAAACGATGCAATGTATTGCGCACCACCCGCCCATCCCAAAGGATCAACAGTAAACAACCAAGGGAATACAGTTTGCATGTAAAAATATGTACGATGACCACCACCCCAATTGTGTTGCTCTACATGAGGAACAAGAAACTGTGCGTTTGGGAAGTACTTCTCAATTTTTGCATTAAACATCCAACGAGGTGAGGACACTTTGTAATATCCTTCGTCAACTTTTTTGTCGATAAAATTTTGCCAGTGTTTGCGGATTGGTTCGTTGACAGATCCTGCCTTGACAAAATCAAATTGCTTGAAAGGAATATCAAGACGAGGAGCAAGAATGACCTTTTCGATAATCTCTTCGTTATCGTAGTTCATGATACGGTCATGGTACTTGTTCTGCTGATTAACGTATGTTTGGTTCTCATACTTTCTCGGACCTTTGCCAGTCCAAATAGCAGTACCTTCTCTAAACTCCCAATCCATAACCTCACTATCGAATTTATGAACGTGTTCTTCTGGAACTTGTTGCATCACATGATTCAGTGCAATCTGGTCATTAAACCATCTCAGTTCAATGCCACTTAAAGTTTCAGAAACAGCATTAGACACATTTAATGCGTCTTTATGAAAGTATACACATCCTGCGGCACATTTTGTTCCCTCTGCTTCCCAACCAACTGTCCCATCTAAAGACTTTCTTGGGAAGTACCCGACTGGTTTTGATGGGAACTCAAAGTCTTCCATCACCAAACAATCTATATCCAAAATCATCAGTGATTCTGCAGACTGCAAGAGAAACGGTGCAACAAGAAAACGAGAACTTGCATACAAAGCACGTTTTTGCTCATCAGTATATTGGTCTAAGTCAGAATCCTGAAACGTATACGTTACCTTTCTACTAACTCTAGAGTTTAAATACGTTGCCAATGCATATACTTCTAGGTTCGGATTAATAACATGGATATGTATATTGTGATGATGGTTATCATCGATACTTTGCACGAATGCGGGAGCAAACTTCATAAAGTAGTTTGCATCGCATGCCGCAAAAAATACTTTTCCTACAGGAACTTCCCCATAACGACGATTTTTCATTATTCACCTTGTGTTACATCAAATCCATTTGCCGCACGATAACCTTTCTGCGACTCTTTTTGATATGCAATCCATTGCTTCGATTCATATGCTTGTGGTAAATACCCTGCATCCAATGCTTCAGCATACATTGAGTCAAACAAATCTTGCACATCTTGACGACGATGTGGACGAATCTCACCATCGTACCAATGTTTCCTTCCGGTCTCTTCCAGTCGAGGAATTGCGTATTTGAAATGCATCTGCGTACTCATATCAGTATAGTGTAAAATCTTGATGTCGTCAAGTGAATCATTTTCACCATCAAAGTTATTCCACTGACGATCAAAGATCTGCTCTAAATGTTTCATTTTAGGGAATGAGTGTGCAAGAAAGTGGTGCGCATTTGGATTGTTTCTAATAACATCTACTTCTGGCAGAACTGTTTTGGCACGTTCGCAATTCCATTTTGCGACACAGAAACGCCAACCACCTTTGCCCATGATGACTGCTTGATCATTCCACGGTTCGTTCCACAGTTCTGCAAGATCATGCTGAATAATCATATCACTATCCATGTAGATTGCTTGACCTTTGAATCCGCAGAACTCTGGAATGCCCCATCGAAAACCACTAAATGGAGTTGCCCACATCTGGGATTGCCATCCATACCAGAACGACTTGGGATCAGTGCTGTGCTTCATCCAGTGAATGTTAATTGGTAAAGAGGAATGTTTCCTTGCAGTATACTCCAATACCATTTGTGATTCTGCATCTTCACCGTTAGGTGCACATCCAACGAATAGTTCGATTGTTTCACTCATAAAGGTATCCTAAATGACTAATTTCTTTTTTAAACAGGAATCTAACCTTCTCTATAGTCTTAGAGTTATGCATTTCTTTATACCCTTGCACTTTACGTATACCAGACTTAAGACGAGTATTTTTCCAGTCGTCGGGTGTTATATTAAATCCAAACATATCATTTAGTTCAGAATACATGTCACCCATATTTTCATACAACCATATATTATCGACCATGACATCATTTTTTCTTGCATATTTTAACCAATCCGTCGGAAGCAGTTCACACGTCTCAATATACTCTTCAAATGGCATTGTACCAAACTGATTCTCTTTTATAGTCTTGTGCCAGAAATATGAACTAACAACTTTATCCCAAGGGTTTCGTTCGATGGTGAACTTGTAATAGTCTTTCCATTCTTGCGGATAACTGTTTTCGATCTGCGTCCAATTCATATGTCCATTTCTATCACTGGTGTTCAGTGGAGGTGTTCCGTCTCTTTCCGATCCAGTACATATATCAAACTCTCCCAAGTAAGGGTATAAAATTTTTTCTAATGTTGACCCTGCAGTCTTACGAGTTTTAAGAAAAATAAATTTGTGTTTATGAGATATGATCATTGCGTTACTACTACAGTTGCTCCTTGAAACCAATTGCGTGAGAAAGGCACAACCTTACGATCATACTTCTCTAACCATTCATTTAGTGATTTCCATTCATGATCTTTCCATGTTGTGTATAAAACACGGTTTGCTTTATTTTTTGGTGATGCTTCTTGAAAAACATGTCTCCAACATGCCAACTCATCGAAACGAATAATTGTACCCGGTACGATACGATCATTCAACAGATTCAGTGCGTAATCAGTGCTACTGTAAATGTCGCAGTCCACATGAAGAAAAGAAATGGAAGAAAGTGTCTCACCGAGGAAAGGAGGTAGGGTTTCATTAAACCATCCTTTATATAATTTAACATTGTCTGGTACATCAGGCAGTTCTCCTTTCCGATCAAATGCTTCTGCTTTTACATTCTTCTGTCCCATGTCCCAATCTTCTGGTAATCCCTCAAAGGAATCAAACCCATGGAACTCTAAGTCTGGTCTGGCAGATGCAAGGAAATTAATTGTTACCCCTTTGAATACCCCTAACTCAACGTTAAGGCCCCAGTTGGGAAGATACTTTGCCAAATCATTTAATTCTCTTAGTCTAACGTCATTAGTATTTTCATCATCAGAAAAAAACTTATATTTTTTAACATCTTTAAATTCATTAATTTTCATCAACTAAACCCTTCACATGAGATGAATGTATCTTAACTTGTATTATACCATTATAATAATCTTTGCGCAACAGAACTTTTCTGTCAACTTGCTCTTTGAGTTCCATATATGATAACTCACCTTTAGATTTACACAGATGGAGTATTTCCCTCGAAAAAGTTTCACCAGATTCAATGAGTGTCTTAACCTCGTCACTTGATCCGTAGTAAGTTTTCCAATCGGACTCTTTAATAATTGTGCGTTTTCGAGTTTTACCTTTGAGTGGGGGTGCTCTGCGTTTTGAAATGAATAATTTCTTACCCACATATTTTTTGCCGTTAGTATCTGTTATAAGATAAACGAACCCTATGTACTCACCGATTTTTTCGGAAGTAAAGGGTTCATTATCATAGTACCAAGGATTGTCGTAGTCAAGAATTCCAGTTTCCAAAATCTATCTCATCTGATGCATTATCTAATGACTCATCATCGATGTCTGATAGATCTACGTCCACCCCACAAAATGGGCAATACATCGGTTCATTTGAGTCGTCCTCTACTATATAGGACAACTCCCATTGACTCCCGCATTGATCACAATTTAATTCAAAGATTGTGTGTGGCATATTCGTCCTCTGGAATTCTGCTAAGTTAATAGTATATAGTTTATACAGTTTTTCCAAATCGTGTTGATTTAACTCTATATTTAACTTCATGCCGCATATGCGTCATCCCAACTACCCGTCAAACCTGCTACTTCATATTCTGTTACACGATTCTCAAAGAAGTTGGTGTGATCCGCACCATTCAATACCCATTCCAACCATGGCAGTGGATTCTCACGCACATGGAAGTTTGACTTCAGACCAAGTTGAAGTAGACGACGATCAGTGATATAACGAATATACTGCTTCACTTCTTCTTTGCCTAGTCCCTCGATGTCACCCATCTCATATGCAAGGTCAATAAACTTGTCTTCTAGTTCGACTGCCTTACGTGACATTTCATAGATCTCACTCTTGAAGTCGTTATCGACAATACGTGGATGCTCTTTACAGAATGAACGGAACAACTTCGCATTTCCTTCTACGTGCATTGACTCATCACGGATCGACCATTCGACAACCTTACCCATACCCTTCATCTTGCCGAAACGTTGGAAGTTCAGCAACATTACAAACGATGCAAACAATGCTACACCTTCATTGAATACAGACTTTGCGAGGCAGTGTCCTAAACCACGAACGGTTGACGGGTCTGCTTGCATAATGAAATCAATCTTATCGACCATTTCCGTATACTCAAGAAACTTATGATACTCTGACTCTGGCAGACCAAGTGTCTCGTTCAACAATGCATATGCACGTTGATGGATTCCTTCACGAGCTGCGAACGATCCTAGCATATTACGGACTTCGTTGTTCTTAAACTTTGGAATAAACTGGTCATAGTAGTTCTGTCCTACTGCGACATCTGACTGAGTGAACAGACGCAGAATGTTTGTTACATATTCTTTCTCTGTTGCAGTCATCTTGCCACCTTTCCAATCGGTCACATCTTCTGATAGATCAATTTCATCTTCGATCCAATGTGCCTTCTCGTGACGTGTCGTAATCTCGACTGCCCAAGGATAGTGGAATGGTTTGTATGTCTGTGAGAACTTTGTCAGTCCACCAGACTTCTTCTTCAGCAAATCATCACCCTTTGCCATGAGATCATCATATCCACCGATACGTTTGTCATCAATAAAGATTTGAGGCATCGAGTTTACTCGACGTTGTTCTGTACCTTTAGTAATTTCTTCCTTGTTACCATTCAATTTCTGATAAAAGGCAAGTCGTTGTTCTTCGTCATCTAACACATTTTCTGTGTATGTGAAACCGTGACCAGTTAACCAGTCCTTTGCTTGAACGCAAAAAGGACAATTCGACTTTGAATATACAGTTACTTCCATATTTACCCCTGACATGCTACGCACTCTTCTTGTGATTGTTGTGATTCTGTTTCAGAGAACTCTACGAGACGATCTCTTTCGATTTTTTGTGCAACATTCTCTGCACGATTTGATGTTTCGGTACGCAAGTAATACATACCCTTACACCCATACTTCCACGCATTATAATGTACCTTATGCAAGTATGCCTTACTCGCACCTGCAGGAAAGAACACATTCAGTGACTGACCTTGACATAGGTACTTTTGTCGAATACCGCCTTGATAGACAACCCAATCTTGGTTAATCTCAATCGCAGTTTTGAACACTGCTTTGAGATGATCATCGAGGAAATCTAGATGTTGGACTGAACCACCATTGGTAATGACCGACGACCACACCTCTTCTGTGTTCTTTCCCACTAGTTCTAGTTCTTCCTCTAGATACTTATTCTTACTCAAATGTGAACCCGCACGTGTACGTGAGGTAAATGCATTTGCTTTAAGAGGTTCAATCGATGGTGAAGTCCCACCAATCAAACTTGAATTAGCATTAGGAGCAATAGCAAGAAGATGTGCGTTACGACGACCAGTGCCTTCCATGTCCGGTGCCTCACCCTTTTCTTTTCCGAGACGTACAGATTCTGCAATTGCTTTGGATTGTATGTCTTTAAATATTTCCTCATTGACTTGTCCTGCTTCATCGGACTCAAATGGCAAACGGTGCTTTTGTAGATAGGAATGGAATCCCATTGCACCGAGTCCTAAACTTCTTTCTCGACTTGCACTGTAACGTGCACGTGAGATCTCGTCTCCTGCGTGGTCAATGAAAAACTGCAAGACGTTATCAAGAAAGTGGATAAGGTCAGCAATAAGAGTCGTATCTTTCCATTCATCGTACTTCTCCAAGTTGACAGATGATAGGCAACATACAGCACTACGTTCTTCGTTAGTCGCAAGGTGAATCTCATTACATAAGTTCGAACCACGAATCTTTAGTCCCAGTGCTTTTTGCGTTTCTGGTAATGCATTGTTTGCGGTATCGATAAAGTTGAGATATGGTTCACCAGTACGGTAACGTGTCTCAAGAACAATCTCCCACAGTTTACGTGCCTTCATCGTATCACGAACTTCCCTTGATGCGGGGTCAACCAAGTTCCAATCAGCATCTTGCTCAACTGCTTTCATAAACTCGTCGGTGATATTTAGTGCGTGGTGTAAGTTCAAACACTTACGGTTGACATCACCAGTAGGAACACGCATATTGATGAACTCGATGATGTCTGGATGATCGATGTCCATGTATGATGCATACGAACCCTTACGAGTGCGACCTTGACGATATGCAACCATATCCGCATCTACTGTATGGAGGAACGGCATCGGACCGGGTGCCTTATTCGACACTGCACGAACATCACTCCAATGACCACCAACACCACCACCCTTGACTGATAACCAACGGAGTTCTGCAGAGTGCTCGATGAGTCCTTCCAATGAATCTGGCACATAAGTCAAGAAACAAGAGATAGGCAGTGCCTTAACCTTTTCGTCCGGTAGAGGTGCGTTTGAGAGGACTGGGGACGCATACATGAACCATCCTTTTGATACTGCATCATATACTCTCTGTGCCAGTCCCATATCTCCATACGAGTATGCGACCGCGGCACGTGCGAATGCATATTGCGGTGACGGTTCATCTTCTTGGCAATAGTAGTCGATTAATAATTTAAGTGCTTGTTCGTTTAACACCGAGTCTTTAGACAGATCTATCTCAATGCCTAGATGATTTTTTTTCGTCATTTATTTTCCTTATTATGTCAAATCAAGTGCTTGAGGGTAAATCTTTGAGATTGCCTCTGCGCATGCTTTTGCTATTTCAATATGCTCTTTCTGTGTGCCATTTGATGCACGGAGTTCAATGTAGTGAATCCAAGATCGGATTGTACCATTCATGTAAAGTCTGGATGTTGTGAGTCCCTCTGGTAACAATGCCCTTGCTTGCTCCTTTGCGATTCCTAACTTGATTGCTCGTTTGTATTCTCTTTCTGCCATCCACATGACTCGACCTTGAATACGATACCACTCACGTTCAAGTTCAATGTCATCGACTTCGATAGAGTTCTGACGGTTCTTTTCGTCCTGTAAACGTGCTTCACGTCTGACAAACATCTCATCAAACTCTTGCTCTGGGTTTGCATACCGTTGCGAGAACTCTTGAAATGAGAACGAACGATGACGCAGAATCTGTCGTGCGATGTCTCGTGTTGTCTCAATCTCTAAGCAAGCAGATGCCATTTCAAAGGGGGACCAATGCTTGTGCTTTGCCAAGTATTGGAGTAACTTAGAAGAGGTCTCTGAATTGTTTTGATTCGATGGGTTAGATACCCTAGCACAAAACGCAACCATATCTTGAACATTATTTAATCCTTCAATCTCACCCGCAGGTTGACTATAACTTACTAATCTTACTTTCAAACCTTTCTCCACTCACTTAGTTTTGCTTTTGCCATCAATCCATTGAAGGTGTTATTACTTATAATCGCAGAGATTTCATTTACGTCTCTCCCTGCCATCACCATGTCATTTATGTCTTTTTCTTCCACATAATCAGGCCATATCACTACTGACCTTCCGGAATCAATCGCACGTTCTAAACGTTTGATATTCTCCGCACTACGAGGTTCGTTGTCCCAACAGTATACAGTATTCTCTGCTGTAAATCTAGCAGAATCGGAACCTGCCATTGCGATGGCATTGGGAATGAACATTGCATCAATTGGTCCCTCAACAATCACTACTGACTTACTCCAATCTGCAGACTCTAATCCAAAGATCTTAGGTGCGTCTTCGTCCAACATAATCGTAATATACTTAGGTTGAGACTTACCGAACGCACGTCCTTGAAACCCAATGAGTTCTTCGTGTTCGTTGATGAACGGAATCACAAGTCTGGGTTCATCCTTCTGTATACTAGGAAACTTGTTTGGCACCATCGTGTTTACCCATCGATAAAACTTAGGTGCGTAAAATAATTTATAATGTTGAGATTTTGGAATACGTCTTTTTTCGACATATTTCCTTGCAGGATGATCAATTTTTAATTGAGATATTTTATGGATATCTTTTAATTGATTGGTCCACTTAGGTTTACGAATTTTACGAATGTCCACCTTTTTATACTTAGGTTTCTCTTCACGTTTTCGATCACCGAACGTTTCCAACACATACTCTTTATGTAGGTGAGGGTTGACGTACTTAATTAAGTTTGATAGACTAGCACCTTGCGCACAATTATGGCACTTAAAGATATACTTGCCCTCACGTTGGAAGACGTATCCTCGTGCTTTGGTCTTATCTCTTTGGGAATCACCACAGTATGGGCAACGGAAGTTCCATAAGTTGTCATTCTTACGTTTGAACTGACCCAGTTGTGCGGATATTAGGTTTAGGTATTTTGCATCAATATAACTCATTCACCTATTATATATGGGAATAAGTGATATGTCAAGAGAAGAAGGTTGCGAAATCCATCTGTGCAACAAAGAAACCAAGTGCGCATGCACCACCAACAACAACCCACTTCCATCGTTCAAGTTCGGAAAGTCTTGAGTCCATCTTCTCGTGATGAGACTTGGACTCTTCTTTCATCTCTTTGATTTCTTTCATGATCTCTTTATGAGATAATGCAACTTCTTCGTAGAGTTCGTCTCGCAATGAACCAATCCTTTTGTGTAGGGTTTCGTATTGTTCTTGTGCTTCCACACGTCGAGACTCCAGAAGTTCGAATAAATTAATATCCGGTTGTTCGTAAACAAACTTTGTTAATTTTTGATCTGCCATGTCTCTATTCCGTAAAGATACCAGTCTGTATCAGAATTTTGACACTCTCCTCTACTATGCAAGAAGTGTGTCAATTGTATTTATTAAAAGTTATGATTCTGCCTGATATATTCGACCTTGAGTTGAAGTAGGTGGTGTAAAGTTAGTGGTGTACTTTGCAACACCTTTGAGGATTTGGAGGTTTTCGATGTATCCATTTACAGCATATTCTGCACCACTGGCTTGTACATTTTCATAATTTGCTCCAATACATAATGGTAGAGATGTGTCTTTGAGAGTAATACTAATTGTTGCGGACATCTTTGCAACACCGTCAATAAACACCTTAAAATCATTGCCACTCCTAGTTACTGCAATATGGTGCCAAGTATTTAATGTAAGTCCATGATTAGATGTGTTTAATGTAGTAACAGCATTGGTACCGTCTGATGACATATAAAAAACTAAGTTAGATCCATCCAATGCTAAAATAAAAGACCTTCCGACCGATGCCGGATTTCCCCATTTACTTATCCACGAGGTTCCAGCTGACCCTCTTGCAGTATCATAAACAAACATCTCAATAGTAAAATCGGAGGATCCCAAATCAAAGGTACTATTATCAGACAAAGTCGCATAGTCACTCGACGTACCACCAAAATACATCGCAGTATCAGCAAACTTCGTCTGAGTAGTAGATGTTGCAGTACTACCAACAAGTGTCAGGGTATTTGTTCCAGTCTTATCAAAGATACCTGCGTTGTCCATTGGAAGGTACAAGGATGCGTTGGTGTTATTGATTGGTAATGTTGGAACTGTTACTGAGGTAACACCAATAGCCTTAGTTATTTTAAGATCAGAAATATAACCTGCCATCCTTCCATTTGCATTGTTTGCATCATCACCAATTCTCCAATCATTAGTAGTTAAATCGTAATTATTTGTGTCTGATACGGATAAGACTTGTGACCCATCAACAAAAATTTTAGCAACTCCACTGGATCTTGTTGCAACAACATGGTGCCATTGATTATTAATTATACCTGCTCCAGTACTGGTTTTAATTTGTCCTGCACTATTGAACAACATAATTTCATTAGAATTAGTATAATATAAACTCCATCCATTAAATGGAGTACCATTTCCACCAACAATACTATGGTACGAGGATGTTGGTGTTGCTGTTCTATAAATCCAACACTCAATAGTAAAGTCTCCTGTTCCAAATTCTAATGTCGGGTCTTCAGTCCCTTGAATATAATCTGACGATCCATCAAAATAAGTCGACCCCTTATTCTCTCCCACCGCATACTCAGACTCTTGACCGAATGGGTTGAAGGCGGAGACTTGCGGTAAAATACTACCTAAAGTTTCAACAGTAGTTGTTAAAGAACCTCTATTCTTAAATGAATTTCCTGCGTTGAGAAGTAATACTGTATTAGCAGTTACTGACAAGGGTCCAGTAGGAACAGTAAAGTTTGATGTATATATCGCATCTCCTTTAATTACTCTAAAGTTCGAAATCCAACCCGGCCAAACACCCGCACCATAATTCCCAACGTCAACAAAATCGACTTCACTAAAATCATAGGTATATGATGCTATCGTTTGTTTAGCAACACCATTAATATACCATACAAGAGTTCCACTGCTTCTAACAAAGGCGTGGTGCACCCACTCATTTAATGGATTTGCAGAGTTAGCATAAGTTACTGTAACAGGGCTCTCTGGGTATGGAAAAAGTTCCCATACTTCTGGAGTTACGGCATTTCTAAGCATAAATCTATAAGCCCCTGAAGTACTATTAAAGTTAAATAAAGCATCTCGATCTACGTTAACATATGATTTACACCAAAGTTCAATTGTAAAATCTCCCGTGCCAATACCAAGAGATGAAGGAAATGTATGTTTCAGCCTCGTGGTTGTGTCATTTGCACCATCTAAAAATACACTCCAGTTATCCAGATATGGATGGAACGCAGTTTGGATTGGTGATCCGGTTGCTGTAACAGTATGAGCATTCGTCGAACGATCAACGAACGTACTGTTGTCTAAACTATTTGTGCTTGATGTTCCAATAGACAACACGGTCTCATCCCATAATGCTGATATATAACCGACAGTCAAAGTCACAGTTCCGAATGTTTGGTCAATACCATCAGTTGCAGTTAGTGTAATATTTGCACTGTAATCTGTTGCAGACAAGTTTTCAACAGTCACTGTACTGTTTGATGTATACAACGTGACGTTTGCTTGGGAAGTATTGGCAGTCGTTGTCATGGTCACAGTAGGTTCTGGTCCATCTGGGTCCGATGCAGTATAAGTGAAGTTAATTGTATTTCCAGTTGCGCCCAATGAAATATCCGACACGCTGATACTCAATGATGGTGACTGATTAATCAATGCGACTGAATACCAACCAACACCATTAGTAATAAACAGTGTATTCCCAACTAATGCGAACTCACCAAATGTCAAATCTGTTTTAGGTAACGATGCAGTATTCGCATACTGAGTAGCACCACCAGAACCACCAGTTAAAGGTGCACCACCAACCGTGACACCAGTTCCAGTGATTGTTGTGTTTCCAACTGAGAGGGTGTCACCTGTCAGATTGTTGAAGTTGACCTTTTGTACCATCGTCCGTCACTGCCTTTTCGTAGTAAATGATTACCTGAGTTTGTTGATTCAGAAATCGTTTTAATTCTGATATATTTAGTGCGAGGTTTTCGTAGTCTCGCATCGATAATGCAACAAATGCAACGTCCCCATGAATTTCTTTGAATTCTACTAGGAACGATTCCAAGTTGTCTTCTGTGACAACGTAGACTTTTGTATCAGTTAACTGTACTGGTTTCGGTCTCGATACTGTCGGTATCTGCACCTTCTCCAACTTTGTCACCACCTTCACTTCCGGTTCCGGTTGGGACATCAGACTGCAACCAGTCAGGGAGATTAGGATCAGAAACCCCACCAGTGTCTTCAACAATTGACCGCCATAGTTTTGCTGTCGCACCATTCATCCTACCTTCTAATTTTGCCGCATCTTTCATTGCGTCTTGCACTAAATCTAATTGTCTTAATTTGTTTCTCAAGTCGTCACCATATTGTTCTGCCTTTCGCAGTTTCTGCGACAACTCGTTCATCAATTCTTGATTCTTTTCCATCTCATCTTTCATGAGGTCCATACTTTCATTCGCAGTATCGATAGCAACCTCTAACTTCGCATTGTTCTCACGTAGTATCTCGATACGTGCTTGTGTGTCCTTGTAATACCACATTGCACCGTACCCTACCCCACCAAGGATTCCGAGGATAATGATCAGTGCGTAGAGTTTAAGCATCTCTTCTTCTTCCAAATTGTCATATACGATTCAACTGCTAACTCTGGGTTCGGTGTCTTAAAGTTCTTCTTGCGCATGATTGTTTTCGCAACCAACTCCAACTCACCATTCTTGAAGTTCAGCACGAAAGGCATATTAATGTCAGTGCGCATATCCTTGATGACTGCCTCTGCATCTGGTCCCATCTTAGGAATCTTCTTACCGTGTTTCGCAAACGTCTGCTTGAACAACCGTGTCAGTTCCGCAGTGGTAATCTGTTTCTTGTTGCGTTCGTCGTTGACACGATCCAAGAAGTGTCGTGTGAACTCTACGTCAATACCAACCTTTGCGAATATCTTGTCCGCATATTTTTCGATCTGATCCAAGTCGGACTTGGTAATGAACTTCTCAGTGAGAATCATTTTAATCCCATCTTCTTGAGGAAATCATTACGTTCCTTGATCTTCTGACGTTTGTTCTTATTTTCCATGTACCGACGTAAGAATGCTTTCATATCTTTCTTACGTGCATCTGGTTTCCAATGAACTTTATCGTCACCAGTACCTGCGACGTTGGCACCAGTTGCATTAGTTGGTGCGTCTTCCATGAGTTCTTTCAAATTTTTTCCGGTTGCTTCTTCTAGTTCATTCATGGCAGTGTACCATCCTTCAACAAGTTCTTCTTCGGTGTAATGTTTTTTTGGATTAGAAGATTCCCTAATCAAAAAAAGTGCCGCGGCATAACTGCCTAATTTAGACCGACCACCCGGAACTTTCTCGACCAGTTTTTTAATATTAAAAACGAGACGATCAAAATATCCATAAGACTCTTCTTCTTCACGAGTCTTTGGATCTTTTATTTTCTTACCTTTTTCATCAATGATGCCCAGTTTAAACGCATCGGTTTCATCAAAAGGTGTTACTAACCTTTTAATAAACTGGTAGATAAAAATTAAATCAACTGCCTTGTTCATTGATCGTTTGCCTTATTACTTTTACAACAGTATTATCTAAACTAATATCCGAATCTATGATATATTTTCCATCAACTTTTCCGATGTTAGTGGTCCAATAGTTTAGTGCCATCAAAAAAGGTTTTAAACAATCCAAGTGATCAGACAGTTTTAAAATCAGCATCCGTGTCAGTGCACGTGGTTCAAAAGTATTATAAAGAACCATAATATGATTTATGATTAACCTGTCTTTTAACTCACCTGTTTCTTTGTACTTTCTAAACAGTCGTTTTAAATATCCTATTCTTTTCAAATCGTCATGAAATTCTAACACATCGGTGCAGTTAGGATTTGTATAGTTTTTCATAGCAAAAATCTGAAAATTACTTTCAGTCAAATTTTCAAACATAAATTAAAAATCACTCAGTGTTACTCTTTTTATAGTATTCTCGTCTGTAGCAACATACAAGTGCGTATTACTGTAAAATATAGAACCCGCACTAATCCCTTCATTCAATGCATTTGATGATGCGGGGTCAGTTGCTTTACCTCGCAAAATAAAAGTATTTGCTGATACAGAAGTATTTGCAAAAAATGTATTTGCAATTGCAGATTGTATAATATTTGCCGACAAAATAGTTTGGTCATTTACTCTGGCATTATCAGAACTTTTTTGCAGTGTCTGTGCTTGATAGGTATTCAATAATACCAAAGTGTTAGAAACATCGATTTTATTATTGAATTGTAAGGTTGCGTTTGCAACTTGCAATCTATCGTTGATCCCCGCACCTACACTGACACCATTTGCTACTAGACCTGCAGTGAACACGGTGTCAATGTTTACGTTCCCTAAAAAATTACCAACGGCAATTTTGCGTGAAGTAGGACTTCCGTCAGGATCATTGACAACCATCAGAAGGTCATCACTACTTACATTTACGAGCGGAGTTAAATCCGAAACCTTCTTATCTTGTACTGCCATTAGTTATTCCTTAGTTCTCTTCAGGTGCAACTGCATCATCTGCCGCATCACCAGTAATCGAACCACCTGCAACAAGTGTTTCATACTGCACACGACCTGCACGACCACCAGTGCCTTCCTTACGGAGCACCCATCCTGCATGTGTTACTGCGTCGACTTCGGTATCAGCAGTGTTTGCATATGCCATTTCATCTGCCGAAATTCCGAATACACCAACTTTAAGGTCTGTGATTACGTCATCTTCAGTAGTATTAAGAAACAGTTCAGTCTGGTTCTTAGTTGAGTTGAGTGTAGTATTAGCATACCGAGGTGAATCGGATGCTTGGTCTGTACTTCCCCATTGTGCCATTGTTATTCTCCTATTGAGTTATTTACTATTTATGCGTTTTTCTTTGCCATTTTGACAGCAGTGCGATTCATTACTTCTATTGCACGGTCACCATACTTTTTCACAAATTGTTCTTTTTTCTTTTCCATAGACTTTAAAATTTCGTCTTTCTTTTCTTTTTCAGAGTCGGACATATCTTCGTCTAAAGATGGGTTCACATCGACTTTAGTCTGCTTTCCAGATTTGCCGACCTTCTTTTGCTTTTCATCTTTATCTTCTTCTCCTTCGTTATCATTTTTGTCTATTGCTTTAGATACTGCCTTACGCTTATTGTGTAGATACTCATCCGAGTCATCTGTATCACCGTCATTATCGATGTCTTTGTCTTTGCGGTCCTTGAACTTTTTCTTCAATGCTTTAGGTTGAACCTTGTCCATACCTTCACCGTCATCGGACTTATCGTTTGTATTGTCTTCTTTGACTTTCTTTGCTTCACCAAAGACAGACAGCATAACTGCTTCTTCCAATGTCATAGTGTTTTCCTCTACTTTTTCTTCGTCGATGCGAGTTACTGATGCTTTTGATAAATCCAAGTTGCCCATTGAAGGTCTTGCTTTCTTGACTGCCTCACCTGCATTACGTGCAGTTCCTCTCCATACCTTGGCACCAACTTTGACTTGCCACTTCACGAATGCTTCGTCCAAAGATTCTTCTTGCAAACTATCAAGAATATCGCCCAACATATCATTTCGATAATCCTTAGACCTGTTCATCATATTCAATGCCTGTTGCATACCCAACTTTTTCAACACATCAGGGATCTTCTTAATAACATCTGCTTCTTTTGCATTAGATTTGACACCCATCTTTTTCAGTGCTTTCGCAACTTGCATTGCTGTATCTTCTTTCTCAGTCAGTTCAACTTCTTCTTTGACAGGAACCATTGGGATGTTTGTCTGTGCGAGTCCCATTTTGGTTCTAAGCATGGTCACGTCAATCCTTTTACCCTTCAAGACAACAGTGCGTCCCTTCCTTGAATACTCAATGTTTTTCTCTTTGGCAGTCCTTTCCAGTTTACTTGCCATGTCGGAAGTAACATTCGGAACAGTAAAAGATACCATTGGAGACTCTTCCATTTCAAATGATTCGGTTATGTATGGTGCTAAGTCTTTTTTGAGATAATCCGCATCATAGTTATCCTTAGCAAGCATTTTTATCAATGCTGCCATGTCTTCTTTAGACATAACACTTGGAATGTGGTCGCTAACTTCTTCCTCAGGGGGTGTTCGGTATCCCGATTTGTTTAGTGTTTTGAGGCGTTCTTTTTTGATTGTATCGTAGATTTTACGAACTTTATTTTTATTGACTGCCTCTTCCAACTCTTCGTTCTTCAACTTATCGATCTTTCTTTGGAGTGCAAACTTCTTCATCTTTACTGAAGATGTGTTACCACTGATGCGATCCAACATTTTTTCTAAGTCAGCGATTTGCTGTTCTTTAGATTTTGCTTCGTCCATTTCAACTGACTCTTTATACATGTTGAGTTCGTACTTCTTATTGTCTAGGTTAGCAACTTGAATCTGAACACCCTTCTTGCCATCCTTGCCTTTTAAACGATAAGAGTTTGTCTTACCTGCAGATGGTTTGCGAGGACCAGATGCTACTTTGTCATCGATCTCTTTTGGATCAATCTCAATACCGAACTTCTTTTTTGCATAGTCATACGCATGCTTCATTGCAGACGAAAAGTCCTTATGATATAAGTCGTATCCAGAACCACCTGACTTCGATGGATCTCTTGCTTCGTCCATAACCTCTTCAAACATTTCATCAACACTTTCCTTGACATCTTTCTTTTTGCCATGGTCACCAAGAGTGGCATGCATATCCTTTGCTTTTTCGTGTAGACCAGATAACTTATTCTGCATCCATTCCGGAAATTCTTTTCCACCCTTAACATGCTCTGCTACTTCACGACCAACATATTGAATAAATTCTGCTTGCTTTGATGCCATTGAACTTTCGTCTGGTGACGCAGGTTCTTCATCTTCTTTTGCTTCATTAACATCTTCTTTAAACACATAGAAAACTCGACCAACCTGTTTAACTCGACCACCGTTCTTCTTAGCAAAGTTGTCTGCTTGAGTGCGGTTTGCGAATGTCTTGTCAAAAACTTCTTTACCACGAACCATTGCTTCCTCAAGTTCATCAAATTCTTCTAATTCTTCGATAGTGTAGTCTTCGATCTTAAATCCACCACCTTGAACCGATACCTTGATGCCGTTGTTACGCATAACACTAACAATCTTCTCACGAGGTGAAGTGTCTAAGTCCATCAGATCACGAGCAAATTTTGCCGTGACACGAGGTGCTTTCTTATTTGCGATTGCAGACATGCGGTTTGCAAATGCTAAGAAATCGTTCTTATCCATGCCCCCCTTTGTCTTTGCATACTGTGTCAGTTCTTTTGCCGCACCTGCATAGTCTGCTTTAGAGACATCGAATGGAGGGTCATTGCGTTTTTCATTTAACATTCTAATTGTGTTTGCTAGGTTCATCTCTGTGTTCCTTAGTTAATTTAAATCTGTTACCAATTCTTACAAGACCAATAACGAGCTTTCCATTTTGGTCCGGGGTTATCGCAATTGTGACGTGCTCTAAATGCTTTTCTTCTTGCAGGGTCATCTCTCTTGATTTCCATGTTTGGATCTCCAAAAGAAACTTTTACCACATTGCCTTTGTCATTTTTGACATAGACATAAAACTTCTTCGACCCACCACGGACAGGTTTGTTAAGTGTGACCTTTCTCTTTTGACCATCTGCTTCAAGAATAGTCACTTCTTCTTCAATGAGTTCTTCGTCACAATCATCACAACAAGATTCCATCGGGGTGTCTTTCTTGTATTTGTTTTTGAGTTTATCAGTTCCCCACTCACCTGCACCACCTTCTTCTGCAACCATCTTTGCAAGGTCTCTCGCATCAACACCTTTGTATTGCTTTGCAATTTGTTGTGCATAGTATTCTACACTATGGTTGAGTTTACCTTCTTTCTTTTTGCGATCCAACACTTGACGCAAAACTTCTTTTGCATACTTGTAAGTGCGAGGTTTGATCAAGTATTTATTCATTAGTTTAGTGAACCAATCCTCATTAATTTGCTCGACCTCTTCATTTTTTTCTTTTTTAGAGATTGCAATCGCTGCTTGTTGTTTTGCGTTTATTGCTTCTTTGGTTTCTGGCACACAATCAGGAACCATCTTGTCCCCTTTCTTCTTCATGCCGACTTGCTTATAACCGTCCCAACACTTTTCGTCGAGTTCAACAGATTCTTTCTTTACACCCTTTGCGAGGTCTTTATCTGCACCACCCCAAGTTCCTTTGCCCTTGGTGATGAATGAGTTGACTCGTGCAAATCCCCACTGCTGTTGTGTTGCACCGGGACGATGACCTGTCTTCCACGCAGCCATGCCACGATCATAAACTTTCTTTAATGTGCCATATGGAATACCAGACTTTTCTGACTTCTTCATCAAAGATGCTTTCGCATCCTCTGTCAACTCGAACTCTTCAGTCTTGATATTTTTTGCACGAGTATCTTGTGTACGTGCACGATCTAACATGCGATCATGCTTTTCTTTATCTTGTTCTTTTTCTTTATTGATAGCATTACGTGCGTTTTTTACGTTCTCTGCTTCTCCGTACATATCACGGTATTTGCGTGTGTGTTTGCTTGGTTTCGTTTTCGCATCAGCATCACCCGGTGCAGGTTTATACGCCTTCGGATCATCATCCGATGCCTTCTTACCTGCCTTAAAGGACGCATCTCGTTTCTCCTTAGTGGATTTCGAAAGATCTTTAAAGTATTTCTTTGGTTGCGTACCTTCTCTATCCTTGATGGTAGAGTCCTGTGCGACCTTTGCTTCAAAGAGTGCGTTGATATCTAATTCTTCTGATTTCGTTGAACGTGCCATTTTTAATCTTTCACCCTCGTCCTTTCTAACTTTAGGCAATAATTTCTTTGCTAGTTTTGAAATAACAGCAGATTTTTTCTGCACTAATTTATCAATAGTAATTTTTTCTGCAGTACTCAGGTCTCTATAATTTTTTCCACGATCACCTGCAACTTTTGCACGGACAACTTCTCGTGCTTTTTTCATTGCTCTCTTTTTTATGGTATCACTATCTGCTCTGCGTTTTGCTTTAACTTTTCTCAATCTTGCAAGTTTTGGTGCAAGTCGTTTCATTCTTCTTCCAATGTCTCTACGTTGAGAAATCGACAATGGTTTGCGATCTTCTTCCATCTCTACCTCTTCTCTGATGGCATTATTAATAATGTCGTAAACCTTCTTTGCGTCACTCTGAATCTTAGGAGGCAGACCAGTTTTGAATGTGTCAAAGTCACCTGCCTTTGCAAGTGCTCTTAATTTAGATGCAGACATTCCTTCAACACCTTCTGCATCAGGATCTCTTTCACCTGCTGATACAACTTCAATTGAATCGAATGTATAATCTTTTCCGTTATACTTTGTAAGAAGTTTTTTAAATTCAGAAACTCGATCAGATCCGACAACAAGGATTAAATCGGTATATCCACTCTTTTCAAGTTCTTGCGCAATTTGGATAATAGTTTTGCTTTGGGATACTTTGATGATCGATCCGAATGCTTTTGTTGCAAACTTGATTTTTTCTCTATAACTGAGTGGATCTTTTTTATTTTTAGGATCAGTTTGGACTGAGGTGTGTGACAGATACACTCTTGCGTCTGCCCGATTTGATTTAGCAACGGTATTTACTTTGTCCACCAGTTTCTGGTGACCAATAGTCGGAGGGTTCATGCGTCCAAATGTGAACACGATTTTTTTCATAGGGTTTTCCTTAGACTTACCTATTGACAATACTTTATAAGTTATGTATAATCAATCTGTGATGTTTCTGATACTATTTATACAATTATGATATCTATTATTCCATATTTTCAGGAGGTGTATTTGCCATAATGAATAATGTTTCAGGATCTATATATTCTTCATTAAGTGTAAAATTTTGTCCATCATAGAAATATTTATTGACAGCAAAGTCTTCTGGAGGAGTGACATCATCATAAATTGTAGAATTATCAATTGTCATATCTAAAATGTTTTGCTCGTCTGTTGTTGTAGATGTATCTGTTTGAGTTACAGTGTAACCATTATCCCAAATAAATTTACATAAATTTGTTTCATTTTCAACTAAAATTTTCATTTAAACTCCTGTCAAAATCATAGTGTTTGCACTAACTGCTTTTCCAATTTTTAAAGATGCTACATTGTAAGTTGCATCTATTGTTCCATTAGCATGTACGTAATAGTCCGATGATGGACTTAGACTAGAAAACGCACTTGACACGGATCCTCTTGGTGTAACTGTTACAGTTGCTCCATTTGCCGCACTACTTTCTGCAACACCGATAACCAAATTAGCATCAAAATTAGTAGATCTAGTATCTGCTTCTAAACTAAAAATATTAATTCCTCTGGCATAATTGTTATTGCTATCATACCCATTAATGGCATATCTATTATTTCCTAGGTAAGCTCCAATCGTAGCAAATCCAAATCCAGCAACACCTGTTATTCCTATTCGATTTTCGGTGTTTGCGACATATGGTGCTGTAGTCTTATCAAGTTCGATATCAAATCTTGAAAGTCCACCATTAACGGCATCAGTATATATCATAGTTCCAGTATTAATTGTATACGGACTCATATATAATTGACTATAACCCGCTCTGATCGTGGTTCCATAACTTCTTGCGTAAGTGACATCCCACTGAGTTACTGGGAGAGTGGTACTATTTAATTTTGCTATTCCTTGATACAAAACATCATTTGTATAAGAAGCATATGAAGTAAAAGTGAAATGACAAATCTCTGGATGAAATGGATCCCAAGTAAGATAAGGGTTTGCCATATACTTATTATCTTGTTGAGGACCAACAACACCAGCGTTCATTAATGTTACTCCACCAGCTCCATTCATGCGTCCGGGTCTTATCCACATATCTGACTTTCGATAACTTCCGTTATTCCTAAACCCTAGTGCAAATACACTTTCACCTTGATTGTCTACAGTCCACAGTGGACTAAATGCCACAGGATAGTAATAGTGAGGTCCAGAAGTATCAACATAGTTCTGTGTCAGTGCACTGACCGTGTTCGTAGTAAAATCAAATTTTCCTGATACAAGTATAAGATTGGTTCCTGCTTGGAACATCCATATAAAACCATCTCGATCACTTAAATCAAAATGATTTCCTTGGAGTGCAACCCATGGAAAATAAGTTTGTGAATACAAAACAACTTCATTAGAATAATTGACAAGATTATCTGAACCAATAGTCACTTGTCTTAGACAAGGATAACCACTAGCATTACTATAAAAAAGTAATATTTTGCTTGGATCAGTTTTCGAACGTTTTGCGGCTATACTGCCGTGTGTTCCTGTAGTACCTCGTGCGGCAGTGAACGTAAAGGTTCCATCTGATGCAAGTGTACATGACGTACCTTGAAGCTTTCTCTGGGTACCAGAATTGTCATCCCAAAATATATAAAATTTACTTGGATCACTTGGATCAGGAACTATTTCGCCAGCATAGTAAGCATTAACGTTAGTTGATCCGGGGCTGCTGTGGAAGTTTTGAATGAAACTAGTAGATCCATATGGATAATCAAATTCTTCAACTCCTCCAGAACCTATAATTGGATATACTGCACCATTAGTAGCAATTTGAACTGCATCTCCTAATGAAAATACTCCATTAGCAGTAAACTCTAGAGTTGTTCCACCTCCACCACTTGATTCTGCAACGGTTGCAATATATGCATTGGTATTTGCAACAAACGATTGGAAATCGGTGTTGGTAGTGTATGTGCTTGTTAAATATGCATTAGATGCCTTTGTGCCGATGAGAGCAGTAGTTGTCGTAGCAAAGTTAGCATCATCTCCTAATGCTGATGCCAGTTCGTCTAATGTGTTTAAAGTTGTAGGAGCACTATTAACCAATGACGCAACTGATGTGTCCACATAAGATTCAGTTGCAAATCCGTAACTAGAAACGTTGGCAACTTGTAAGTACTGGCTCTGTGCATCTGATACACTAGCAACATAAGCATTAGTATTTGCAAGAACTGTTTGAAGTTCTGCATTAGAGATTCCCGGGTGTGAACCAATTTTAGTTCCTGCAGGAAGTGCAATAGTACCACTTTCAGTTGAAGTGATTGATGCAGAACCTAATACTAATGTATTACCTGACAAATATAGATCTTTGAATGCTTTATCTGCAGTACCTAAATCATAGGTAACATTTGCAGAGGGAACTAAATTTTGGTCAATTGCGTCTGCAGATACACCATCAATAGTTGTAGTTGCAACCACCGACCATTTATTCTTTGTAGAGTTGTACTGATAAGTCAACCCATCGTATGAGTAAGTATCACCGTTTGAGGGACTTGAAGGAAATGAAATACTTGCCATGATGCATCCTGAGAATTATTTCTTCTATTTATAATTTATTTTTGCCAACCTTTGATGACATCATCGGAAAAATTAGCACGTGAAAACTCTAATCGATTTACAAGTTTGACTGCATCACCATTATTATTGATTGCGACATATCCTTCAGGGGATGTCACTTCGAATCCATTCGCAGTTTTCAAAAATGTTCCGATACTTGATGCTTTGTCCATCTTCTTTATGATCAACTCCTTCGCATCGATGATCTGATTCATCAGTGTGAAGATCTTCACCAAATCTGCTGAATTGGAGGAGCCAAAGAATTGCATCATTTCTTTCTTTTTCTGTATCCACGGTGCCTTTCCCTTTTCTGTTTTCTTCGATTCAATTTGCTTATTGTAATATTGAATAACATAGTTCACGAGACCACGCACGTGGTTTCTTGGGTTCGCAATCTTCTCACCCGCACGAACTTTCGTGTTGAAGTGAGTCTTAATTCTATCTTTAATATCTTTGTTATCAGCAATAGCATTCAATGTATTTGCACTGATACCACGAAATGTCTTACCCGCAGATGATAGTAGAGATGTGACTGCGGCAGTTTCTTTTGCAGTCATTGTTGCAGAACCTGACACGTCTTTGTAGGTTGCATCAGTGTGCCATACTGATTTTGATTTCTTGAGTTTGGTGCTAATGTCTTGACCGAACGATGCTTTCATAGACTCAAAAGAATCTCCTCTATAAACAGTATGCCATACGATCCCAATACTAGACTTGCGTATAGTCCGACCCAGATCGCTATTGTAAGGCACAGCATATACGATAGTGTTTGGATGAAACGTGATAACTTTCTCACCGTCGATTACCTCCGTTTTGAGAGTATCGTTTGAATAGAGAAAGTCTCCCTGAATGACTCCCTCAATTCCTAATGCGGGTAGATTTTTGAGTGCAAGTTTAAACTTGTCTGCAAGGTCACCAGAGATATCTGCATCTATCTCAGATTCTGTCTTGTAGATTTTGGGGTTGACATTAAAGACACCTTTCTTTGCAATGAAAAACTTTCCATCACGTGGATCAGTCCCTGCAAAAATAGCAGGAGCACCATCCCACTTAACAGTGGTATTAACAGGACGAGCAGTACTGCCAGATAACATATCCCTGAGACTTTGTAAAAAATTGATTGCATCCCTCGCACCCTTGACACCAAAGTTGAGCACCGAATCTTCTAGGTGCTCCATGTGTGTGTTCTTTTCTTCTGTTAAATATGTGGTGAACTTTTTCATCGTTTCCATGTTACCTTTGGATCTTTGCGCATAGTAGGTTTCTTGTTTGTAAATTCTACCACCTTTCGGTAACTACTGACAAATAAAGATTTTATCTTTTTAAAGATAGCAAGAACAAATCGTTTATAAAATAATTTGAGTTTATCTTTAATTCTCCCAAGAATTCCTTCATTGAGAACGTCAGCAGAGAACGGATCGACACCATCTTCTGCAAATTCTTTTAGGGTGTCGTCGAACGATTCACGCATCAGTTCCTTTGGAATTTTAGGTTTCTTAGGAACCGTTACTCGCAAATTGGTATATGGTTTAGAACCACCCCCACCAGTCTTAAAATTGATCTGAAATTCTACTTGTCTCGCAACTTCAGTAACAAGTTTATCATCAATAATTTTATATGATGCTTTGCCAGTGATATCGTCGAATACCATAATATGAGTTGCTTTTGCAATTGCATCGGCAAACTTATTGTTTCCAGTCATCGCTTCAAGAACGATTGCCTTTCTTGCTTCCAATGAAGAAAATATATTTCGGATTGCATCTTGCATTGCGGTATGCTCTTGCAAAATTTTCGAAACTTGAGTGTGTACTTCTGACTCGACACCTGCTTTGATTTCACGTTTATAGTCAGTAACATTCTTTCCTTTCTCGACTGGAAGTTTAGTAAACTTATTTGCAACATCTTCTGTCAATTGATTGAATGCGGAATCAAACTCTTTTGTTTTGATCTTGCTTGGAATTTGTTTGTATGCAAACTCTAGTGTTGCAAGTGCTTCGGCAACACCACCAGACATCAATTGTGAACCACCTTCTTTCTTCAGAGAAATCTTTTGATTACCAATATACATATCAGTCTTTGGTGTTTTTGTTGGTGTAGGTGCACTAGAACCAGTTGCGTCTAAGAAGTATTGATCCCATTCTTTTGTCAGAGATACATTATCAGAACCAAAGTGTTTCATCACACCTTTAGGATTTTTACCAAATGCATCTTCAACTAGTTTATGACCAGTATCCATTACACCATCATAAATGCTTTTCCAACTTGCTTCTGCGAGTTGAAGTGCTTCATCCTTGCCAACTTTCTGTGATGCCATATTGTACGCAACACAAATCACAACTTCCCAATCTGCACCCTTTAATGTTCCACCACTGGAATTGACAGAACCTTGTCCTTGATCTAAAACTTTTTTCGATACCTTGACACCGTTTTTAGTTTTCCATGAATCGAGATCATACGAACGGTCTCTAACTTTGATGGAGTTAGGTTTCTTACCAGTGTCTACTGCGAATGGGATATCTATAGACTTCTTTAACTCACGAAACAATGACTTCAACAAATCTTTATCTATAGGTGTGTCTAGACTGTCGATTTGCTTTTCGTCATCGATGCCTGTGGTGAATCCCTCACTGAGGATCTTTGTGCTAAATTTTTCAAGTGGCATAGTGAGTCCTTATTTGTATCCATTATTTATCTTTTCTAAAACCCATAAAGTTATTTGGGTCAACATGTTTTAGAACAGTTTCTTGGACTGCATTGACATATGCGTCATATAAAAGTGTATTGAACTCCACTTGCTTTTCTGAAGGAACAAAAAACTCTTTTGCTTCCTCGGGTGTCAGATCAAACTCAATCTTTATCTTCATCGTCTTCCCATCCTTTCACTAAAAACCAAAGTAGTCCTAGACACAATATTAATGCTGATACTATTTCCATTTCTGAATACTCACTTTCTCATCATCACGGTCATCTCCGTTGAGAGGTTCGTAGTTCATTTCTTCTGCAATATGAACTTCACGTCCCCAACGATTCTTTTTTGTCTTGACTTTGAACCGTGCAGGTTGCCACCCCTCTGGAGGAGTCGGCAAGTTTTTATTATAGTTTTCATATGTTTTAGTGCCGGTAAACAGGCACCCCTTACGTTTACGTTTAGTTGCACGAATACACGAATGGACTTGTCGATTGAAGTACCTGTCGAATGCAGGTACTCCATTTAACGTGTAGTGAACTTCTACTACAAAGTCTGACATTACAGATCCTTATTCAGAAAAGGAACTTCAGTTTTCTTTTGCGGATATCTTTTCGTAAACTCTGCCATAAACTTCTCTGGAGGAACAATTGAACCAAACTCCCAAAGGTCTTCAAGTTCTTTTACTTGTTGGAAGAATCCCAAAAGTTTAAACTTTCCACTATCAACAGGGTTGCGGTATTTTTGTTGATCATATGCCTTCATTTCAAGATACTCATAGTAAAACTTATAGTAAGTCATGAAAAAGTCTTTTATTGGATTCTTTGGATCAGGTGCACCCATGTGCACAATCGTAGATACACCAACATCAGTCATATCAATCCCAGTATCTGGTTGAGCATTAAAAAGTCTCACGAGTAAGTTTTTCTCTGTAGTTTCTTGCTTTTCTACTGTTGAGGAACATGCGTGATATACGTGATTAGGTGTATCGATGTAACCTTTTAGACGAGCAAGTTCTAGAACATCAGCACCAGTGTTGACTGATATGACACTCTTCTTCCCTGTCTGTGATTCAACGACACCGTTGATATACTTACGAACCATCGCAGTATCAGGTTTGAACTTTCCTGCAGAAGCATATGAGATCTTGTCACCTAGCAAAAGCACAAAATCATTTACATCCTTTTTTGTTGGGTTCTTTGGAAGTTCTAGAGACCCGTCATCTAAAAGTTCATCAATAACTTTCATGATATCTTGCCAAGATGCTTCACCCGCAGGGTTTTGAATGACATTTAATCGCAATCCAATTAGTGACAGATTCCCTCTAACATACTTGTCGTTAAATTCATATACTGCGACGAGTCTGTTGGTTAAGTTTGTATACTTTGTCAGTATGTCATTTGTTGTATTGCCGTTAAATATTGAATAAGGAATTGCCTTAGAATCTACAACAACTTGCAATGGTTTCTGACGCAAGTCATATCCATTATCGATAGAATCTTTAATATCGTTGTACCTTGAGTTTAAACCAAAACGATACTTTTGACATCCTTTCTTCTTCATTTCCCACGCATCAGGAATTAAGTCTTTGTCCCAGAGTACGGTTTCTTTATAAGTTAATCCCATCTCTTCTAGAGCGTCGTAGAACTCTGGTTGGAAATATGGGTTGTGTGCTTGTGTGTGGAGGGTCAAATCCTCTTTTGTAAATTCTTTTCGTCCAGTATTCTTTCCGACAGAAATAACAAAAGGGTTTTTCTTAGGTGATAATTTTAATATTGCTGACATAACATAATATCCTATGTTTAAGTTTAAATTTGTAGTGTGGATATCCCCACATCTACTCTGTGAGTTGAGTAATTTCCTCAACTTCTTTTAAAAGTATCTCACATTTTTATATCTGTGTCAAAACTTTTGCGTATTTTTTTACAAGTATTTTTTCCATTGAATACGCTTCTATTTCGTGAGGAGCATTTTCGTATTCCTCTTGACTACTATACCCTAACTTTTCATTGATGTCAAGTTCTCCGCGTGCGTACTGTTTTACGTGCGTCATCTCGTGCGCGATGGTACCAAGAAATTCGATGTCATCCAATTCTTCATTGATCTCAATGACAAACTCTCGTTTGCTGACTGCAAGACAGTAACCACATGCATCACTTTCCGTGATATCAACTGTAATATCTAGAGTTCTCATACGTGGCATTAATTCAGCAATACAGAAATGGACAATCTCCTCTGCCCAATCTCCCCGATCACCCCAAGCACTTACAATGTTCATTACCGAACTACCTTTGCAACTGCAAACAACTCACCTTTTACATTGTCGCACAACCGTGCAATTCTAATACCTTTCATCATTGCTTCACGTTTGCATGTCGCAAAAACACGGAAGGTCTCGTGGAATATTGTGTCTTTGTTATTTACTGTCACATCGAATAAAGTCATAATTTCTTTCTCTCTCTCAATCAACACAGGTAGTATCTCACGAAAAAGGGGGTCATGTAAACCCCCTTCCTCTGTTTTTTTCTCCGTTACATATCAAGTAGTTACAGACTTTTCCTCAAGTTGTTTCTCCAATTCTGCAACTCGACGTTGCAGTTTTCGAACCATTTCTCTTAGTGTGTAAAAGTCTCTATCTGACATATAGGCATACTCCTTATAGTTTTAATCCAGAGAAGTCCTTCCGACCAAGTTTTTTGGTTGCCCAGCCCATTTGGTCTTCTTCCTTCCACCTTTTTCCATAATCACCTTTATCGAACACAGGTCCGTCATCAATAACATCTTCTTGTGCGACCTGCTCACAATCAAATAATCTCATCTTAGCACGATCAACCCCAATCACGAATCGTTTCGGGTTGATATCCGAATATCTATTTTTAAGTTGCTTGACCATAATTTGACCAAGATCCTCTAACTCCTCAGACGTGATGAGAGCGAACATTAGATCTGCGGTAGCTGGTAGACCGAACGACTCACTCGTGTCTTCTAGACCAACGTCAGAATTTGTATAACCGGAACGGGTTGTTTGAGTTGCTGATACAAGGGGAACGTTGAACTCAACTGCAAGTCCTCGTAGTTCTTCTGCGATTGCTTTCACCATAGTGTAACTATTAACTTGCGCACCTGAACGAATTCTTGACGATGTACAAATATTCAGATAGTCAACATAAATGATATCTGGGACGAAAGACTTTTTGAGTCGGAGTTCGTTTAGCAAATGTCTGAAGTGTCCAGAACCTGCACTAGCAGTAGGATATTCTTTAACAATAAGTTTACCACTTGTCTTCCCCTTTATGCGTTCAATCTTCTTGTCGTACATATCTTTAGAGAGAACCTCAAGGTCATCTAAAGTCACATTTAACAAGTTAGCATCAATTCTTTGTGCGATGCGACATTCTGACATCTCCATGGTAATATAAAGGACGTTAGATCCATTCAATAGATTAGCAGATGCCATATGACACATCGCAAGGGATTTGCCGACACCAGTACCTGCGAGAATAATATTCAGAGACTTGTTTGGCAACCCACCCTTTGTAATTTTATTTAGGTATTCAAGGTCAAAGGGAATGCGTTCTTCTACCTTATGATAAAATTCATATCTAGATTCTGCATCTTCAATAAAATCGTGTCCGATGTTTGGGTCAAAGGATACACCTAATGCATCTGACAGTAATTTGGGGATTGCACCCTTGTCGTTCTTCTTATCATCACCATCGAGAATTGAGATCGAATTCATGATAGCATTGTAGATAGCACGTTCTTGGCACCACTTTTCAACAGTATCAGTTAACCAGTGTGAATCTACTTCTTCGTTTTCAAATGACTGAATGAGTTTAGAGCACTGATCAAACTCTGAATCGGACATCTGCGCACTGTTGTCGACATGAATAGTCAGTGCTTCTTTTGTAGGTAGAGAGTTGTATTCCTCAATAAAAAGTTTTGTTTGCTCATAGATTATTTTTTCAAGTCGGTCTTGAAAGTATTCTGATTGCAAATAGGGAAGAGTTTTTCTTGCAAACTCTTCATTGTGAATCAAGTTCCTCAGTATCAGTGTTTCCGTTTTCGGCATTCTTCTCTTGCTCTTTCAAATAATCTTCTAGTAATTCCACTAAGATGTCTCCCATTATATCAGACATCTTATCATCAGTCAAATCCATACTATTTGGGTTTTCTAAATTGATTACATTGAAATCTAATATGACATCCTCACCCTCTTCTTTCAGAGATACTGTATCATATTGATAGATGACACCTTCATACTCACCCTCATCAATTCTGATAGACCAGTGCTTATCATGAAAGGATTTATTATGATCAACTAGTTGATACTTCCGGTTCATCTTCAACCACCTCTTCTTCTCGTCCATACATAAATTCTTTTTGTGATGCGACTTCTAGTTGTGCCATAATATCGTCTGTAAAGTAATCTTCTGGATTATCATTAATTGCCTTACCGAATACTTTACGACCATCTGGAAGTTCATATCGTGTTGCGACTTTCTTTATAATATTGTATCTCTCAGCAAGATCAAGAAGACCGTAGTAACGGTCAAGACCAGAATCATAAGATAACTTGGTTTCGACGACTTTGTTTTCTTTTGTGAATCGAGACTTATGCATCTTGACTTTAATGATGTTACCAACAATGTCGGTTCCGTCTTTGTCTTTCTTTTTGGTAAGCATGCAGATAGAAGACGCTGCGTACTTGAGACCAGACCCACCAGAGATTTCTTTAGTTGGGACATATGCACCTACTACGTCATAGACGTGATTAGTTACAAGCAATGGCACATTTGCTTTTGCGAGTTTCAGAGAAAGAACTCGGAACGTACCACGGAGTAACTGTGCCTTAGTCATGTCACGTGCGTTCTTACCAGAAGCAGTATCTTCTAGTTCTTTCTCACTTGATAACATGCCTAAAGAATCGAGCACCATCATCATAGGAGGTTGCTCTTTACCTTCAATGTATTGATCGAGCATTCGCACTGCTTGAGTACGGAACTCTTCAATAGATTGTGGTTCGACGATTGCGACTCGTTTGGTATCGATACCTCGGTCACTCATCATCTTCTTAGTCACTGCCGCTTCGGTGTCAAAGTAAATGACACCCCCGTCTTCATTCTGTTCTAAGAATGTCTTAAGGACACCAAGAACAAAGAATGTCTTACCAGTCGCAGACTCACCTGCAAACGCAGTAATCTTATTATTAGGCACACCACCATAGAGTGAACCAGATAACACTGCATTCATAATGTAAGAACCAGTATCAATACTTCCACTGTATTCCGAACTGTTACCACCTTCGTCAAGGATATTTGCATTGTCCATGCCCTTAACTAAATCACCTAAAAAATTCACGATGTATATACCTCATCCATTTTATCACGAAATTGTTCTATTTTACGTAAACGATCTTTACCATTCCATCTAATGTAATCTTTATCAGGATTTGCCGACAGATTATTCAGTAGTGGCAAAACCATGTTGTATAAAGTATCGCACTTTTTTTTGTATTTGTCAACCTCTGCTTCTGATGCAGATGCATACGTCTTGGCATCTTTTACGATGTCAAGTTCGTCTTCGTCGACCATACTGAACCCGAAATCAAAATCAGACATGTTTAACTCCAAATTTTATGTGTTTGTACCATAGTCGTTCGTGTGCATAATAGAGAATAAATTTAATAATCAAATCAGCAACGAAAACCGCACCAACTGCTTTGGGGGGCAATCCAAAATACCATGCTATTACGGCAGTGGTGATCGATGCGATGATTCTCCATGTCACTGCTTTTGCTAAATGTCTACTCTTGGTTACTTCACTCATCCAAAAAAACTCTCTAGTGTTGCTCTCTTCTCAGCATCCCATCCTATAGCATTCATGATAGTGCTGATTGGTTCGAGGAATGCTTTATCGAATTGCAGATCATAATCAATATATTTTTCTAAGTCAAACTCTTTCGGGAGGGAAGACAAGACACTAAGAACATTTTGCCTAATAGGATTTGGAGTTTTAAGATAACAGAACTTGATCTTTTCACCATCTTTGATTGATTCATAACGTTTCTCTAATTTGTGCTGTTTGATCAAATGATTGTAGAGCAGACTACCCCGCAC